CTCACCTTTTTTTATTACTCTATCAATGTACTGATATTGTAAGAAATCAACCTCCGCCCATGCATCAAGAATTGCTTCATCCAGTGCTATTGGTCTTGTTTTTTCTTCTTCATCCGATGTAACAGTGAAAGCAGATTGAACGAACCCCCCTGAAAACGGTTTTGTTGACGTTCCGATGAGTCCACTGTTAGCTGTCGTTGGATAAACGAAAGCGGAGTCATTAATCTCTACAAGACCCGTCTCCGTTCCATCCGTTCCATTGTGACCAAATATGAATGTTCGCCCTGTACCTGTGTTTGGTGCGTCGATGTTAAAACGCATATTGCCGTTAGAGGCGAGTTCAAGCTTTCTACTTGAGCTAGAACCTTGGCTTATTCTCAAGCCCGTAGTAGTGGATATAGCTCCATCCAGATATGAGCCAAGGGAGACGAATCTCCCCGTCATATCTCTGAATAGAACCCTTTTACCCGTAGAAGTATCATTTACTTCTATAGTCGCCACACCGCCAGCAGATATCAATAACCCAATTACACAGGACGTTCTTGGGTCAGTTCCAGCGTTTAAAACTACGTTTGTTACATCACTAGCGTAAACGATGTTCTCTATCATCGTCCCCTGCCCATGGTTCTCAACTATTACAGGCAAAGTAGTGCCTGTATCGACTCTGTGGCGAACCCCATCTATCGCATTCCCAATCGCAGCGACACCAATATAAATATCAGTCGTGCCACCCCTTTCATTATTCCGCTCAAGATAAAGATTGTTGAATACTGAGCCTTGCCCTTTATGCAACTCAATACTGGCATGACCTGAAATTTCACCCTTACCGCACTGCTGAACGATACAATTATCGTATCCGCAAGCTACAGGAATAGAATTGGTAACGTCGGGTTCAATAATCCCCTCAAAAGTCATTGCAGAGATATATAAATCAGAGAAATTATTACTATTTGCTGCGCCGCTATTTCTCAATCCTTTGCGCCCACTCCAGAGTCTTACTTTGCTAGCGTAAAAATCCCAGGCTGAAACGTGGAGCGCATAACCACCTTTCACATTGAAAACCCCAACATCAATAAGTGAGTTACCCCGAGCAGCAATAGTCCAATCCGATAACGCAAAACTTGTTCTACCAAAATAAAAGTTATTAACAGACGTTGATATACCTTCATACTGACCGGAGATGTTAGGAGAGCCATTAACAAGCGGTGCGTTTGGTGAGTAGACGCCCCATAAAGTCACCCCATTAGCATTACCACTAAAGCTAATATCTCTAACAGTACACCACTGCTTCGAACCTTCTGGGTCGGATGGGTTACCGAAGCAAAAAAGAGGCTCATTATTCACATCATTTATGAATATGGTATTTTCTTGGCCATCACCATAGATTTTTTGCCCGTCGTGACCTGGATATAACAATCGTGAATATCTGTAACTTCCTGCGGGAATGTAAACATTACGCCCTGAATTGAATGAAGCCTGAATATAATCTGAAACATCCAAAGAACCAGATTGAGCAGCATCCTTTAAATTTTCTGGAATATAATCAAGTACCGAAACGGTATCGCGCATCTTATCTTGGAAGGTACGGGATACAGCACCAACACCCTCTTGTAAAAACCAGCCAAAACCACCCACCACGCCCGCAACCATTTGCTCAACGTAGCTTCGCATACTGCGATTATTCACTGCGTCTTGCGTACCGACTGGATCGGCAATATCGGTGATTCGATACCCGCGACCCGCATAATAGTTATCGATAACACTTGGTCTGCTTAGGGCCAGAGAATTAGTAACCCCCAGCCCCTGCAATACCATCCAAATCCGGTCAAAGTCTTGATTGACCGTATCGGCAAGCAAGTCACCGTTGTCCTGATACTCAGTCTGGCGAGCCAGTTGTATGACGCGGGCATTCATAAGAACAGCACCGGCGGCTGGCGGGGTTAAAAAAGTGACTGCGCCACCATTAACCGCACCTACGCCCGAGACGGTGAAGCCACTGGTTAGCGTCGTTCCGTTGAGCGATACAACAAGATCACGCGCATCAAAAATCATGAAGCCGAACGGGAAAACAGTAGTAACACCGTTGGCGGTGAAAAGGTTGTAGGGGATCTGGCTTGGCACGGCCATGGCATTACCTCGGCTTAGTAATCAACAGCGACCTCATGATCGCCTCCATATGGTTGCCAATGGTCACGCGTTTGCTCATTCGGTTTCCCGACTAATTTACCGATGCGCACAGGTGTTTGACCGATTGCGCCTGAGCCTGAATCAATATAGTCGTCGTCTTGATTTTTTAATTTTGGATTGAAATCGCGCATTTGGTCGTAGACAGGGCCATCGAGCACATCAACATGCGCCCATAGGAAACGGGAAGAGAGTGGCGCTTCGAGTGCATCGAGGATGCGTTTTTGTTTGTTAACAACGGAAAACTCTTCGGTTACACCGCAACCGGTACCCTTTAGCGCCTGACGTAACAATTTAGGCGCAAAACCACCGGGGCCGTTGACCTCTACAACTACACGGGGAATTTGATACTTAATAACAAAATCACGGATTTGCACTACCTGCCCGCCGACTATCTTGTCACTGTCATCAAAGTCGGCCAGTTCGCCAGTTAATCCGGCGCAGATGTGCCAGTACAAATGCCCCCTAGCATCGGTGAGCATCAGCGTGAAGGCGCTGGCATCTGATTTAACCTTACCTAGCGCCACATCCCAATAGGCCACTGCGCCCACAATCTGGATGCTACCGAGCCACATCGTGCAACCGCCGTTGGCGTAACGAATAACGGGGTATACATCGTAAGCCCGCATACGGTCAGGATTAAGGCGGATATCACCTACCGGCTTACTGTGTAGCTGATACTGACTATCCCAGGCATTTATGGTGCGGGTTTTCTTGCGCCGCTTTTTCATCTCTTCGCGGGTAAATCGATCTTCCCATGCGCAATCGGCATAGCAGTCGATCAGCATATTTGGCGCTTCGGCAAACTCTATGCCGGTATCAGTCAACCGGTAGTCTTTCCCCTCAACGAGTAGCCGAGCGCCTTTATAAATACCGGTAAACACATACTCAGGGCGAAACGGTACCGGATAATGTTTCTCGGTTGCTGATTTTTCTTCTATGCGGTGTTCTTGATTAAACAGCTTAATGGTCAGGCAATCCGCCCCCATTTGCTCCATTTCATCGTATAGGCTGTCATGAGTGTGCGGGGTACCGATATAGAGCGTGCGGCCGCCAGGTACCAGAATGTGGGTTTGTTCTTCCAGTCGGTAGCGCAATTTCTCCCGCGCCTCGGGGGTGGTGATATTCTTCGGCACTTCGACATCATCGTTCTGGCATTCATCAGCACGCGCCGAGGTGACGTTAGAAAGAATGCCTTTGGCGTACATACTGGCGTTACGTGAGTCGGTCGAGCCATTCACCCACCACTGCTCTACGGTGCCTTGCCCGTCGGGCAACATGCCTTTTGTCAGTGGGTGGTTGCGCAGTACGTTAAGCGTATCGCGTGAAGTTTTATAAGCGGTGCCGTCGGATTCGGACTGGTGCAAAATGCGATAGGTGTTATCACGGTAATAACGCCAGGCATTATAAACCGCAAGTATGGTCGATTTACCGAACCCACGGAAACACCGCAGAACGGCGAGATCTCCCCGATGTTCCAGCCATTCTATTGCGCGGTAGTGGCAATCTGGTACATCCCACCCCTGACGCTTAGACCAGATGATAAAGAACGCAAGGAAGGAAATCATTTCCTGCCTTTCTGTATCCGGTCGAGCACCGCCATAGCTTCACGTTCAGCAGCGGCCACTTGCTTACCCAGCTCGAAATCACGCTCATCAGGTGCGCCACCCTCACCCGGCTTACCGCCCCGAGTCTGCATACCGATAAGAGAGTGGACTTTAATTAACAGCGTCAAAGAACCGGCGGCGTTTTTCTTCGACCAGTACCGATCGCCGCGTTCTTGCTGTGTCTGCTCTTTTAGCGGCTTACCCTCGCCCGGCCAGTTATCAGGATCGGCTTCATCGAGCACAATATCGGTCAACTTATCGCTAAGGTTGGCTAATCGCGTCTTATAATCTTCGTGCATAAAAAAGCCCCATCAGTATTAATGAGGCTATGATCTATCGCTATGGCGTTCGGTTTCCTGACTATCGTATTGATTACGCTTTTTGGTACTTAGAACACGAATCCTTATCCGCGGTAACTATAAATAGGAGTTCACCATCGGGGGTGAAATACTTGAAACGGTAAAAATAACCTGACGCAAAAACCTCCTTCTTACCGCTAATGTTACAAAAACTAGGTAATATATCCGCTTCTAAAGATTCAACTACCTGAGATTTTTTAGTGTTATCTTTTAGTGTGCTAGCTTCTTCTCCACCGATAGTGAGCGTGTAGTTTTGATATATTATTTTCCCCTCTCTGATGACTGAGATAAGCGCTATCCTCCCTTTTAGAATATCTTGCGGAAGGTTAGTATTAGCTTTTGCTATTTCTTCATCTAAAGAAGCATTTAGCGAAGTCTCCCTGTCTTTCAACTCCTGCTGGGCAAAATACCCCCCAACGTAGCCACTGATCTTTACCACTCCAAAAACTACTATCGCTACTACGATCCATTTTAGTGTTTTATTTCCCATCACTCCCCCAAGGCTGCACCTAGATCTGGAGCGCGACCAGGAGCTGTCTCACCCGGAGCCCACCAGAACTGTTGGTCGTATTCTTTTTGCGCTCGTTGACGCATACGACTTAAATACCCAGGTGAAAACTGTTCCTGAATATCGTGGAAAATCATATGGTCTAACGCCGCTTTTGCATACCATAAATTAGCCCCCGGCGTATGACCTTTGATAAAGCGCACCACATTGGCCGCTGTATGCGGGTCTTTACCGTCAATCGCCTTAAATGCCGCTCCCTGCGTCATTTTCACCACAGACTCAATATCACCGGCCAGTGGCCCGCCGATTGAGGCAATAAAGCTATTGCCGCCTTGTGTCTGGTTAGTCAGCAAGAAATCACCATATAACCCCAAAGCGCCCCCTTTCAGAAACGCACCGCCCCAAAACTCCGGTTTGGTCATATCGCGCGGATCTCTGCCGCTGGCTATCTCATTAAGCTGGATAGCCATGCCACCCAATAAAGTTGACGCCGCAATGACGGCCGCTGCGTAGGTGCCTTTACCCACCCCATCTTGTGCCAGCGCGCGGTGAGCATGGCGCATCACCATCGCTATTGGAAAACTTTTAAATTGAGTTGCCGACCGCCATAACTCCCCCGGCCATGTACCGCGAATAGTTCCTCGATACAAAGCCACTCGCTCACGCGCCCCTGGTTCTACTACAGCCATTTGTGCTTCGTCCTGCACCACACCGAGTAATTTAGTGGCCGCTGTATCCCGCAACTTTGCCGGAGTGGTAGCAAACTGTTTCGCCAGCGGTGTAAGATCGCTATCGCTTAACGCCAATATTTCATTATGGGTAAGTATGGTATCGCCCATGCCGCTAAGGTCGCTCACATCGGCCTTACGCCACACCGCCCAATCCGCCTCGGTGACGCCCATCCCCTGCAAGCGAGTACGGTCTTTAGCATTCAGTTGTGCAAGGCTGGCGTGTTTGCGCGTCATACCGCCGATAGTATCCAGCATCACCATGCCGAACGCCTGATTACCGGCGGCAGTCATGGCGTTAAGACCGGATGCACGCAGCACAAAACCGGCAATTTTCTGTGCACTGCTGGACAGCGCCCCCGAAGTGTCGCCCGCTGATCCAAGGGTTTCCGCGCCAAAGCGTTGCAACCCGTTAAGATAATAGTTAATACCTAAACCCGCACGTCGTGCAGCATCACGGGAAGCGGAATCCGCAGGATTAAGCAATTTCAGTTCTTGCGCAAATACCTGCATCACCGGTAGGTTATTGACTTTAGCAGTCACCATTAAGTTACCCTGATCGGTGATCGCGGTGATCGCGGCGGAACCGAGTTTAGACGCTACATTAATGCTGCGATAAGTGTCGAATGCCTCTTTAAGCCAAGGCGTTTCAGGAATATCATTTTGCCCCGCAACATCTTTATAAAGACGATCTATTTTCTTTACCGACGAGTCGATTTTAGTCTTATGTGCTGGGTCAGCCGCTATCATAGTGCTACGGGCCATATCCATTTGGGTACGAAATTGCAGATCACTATTTGGCCCCAACGTTTCGGTTAACGCGATATCCCGCGCCAGCCTATCAATATGCCCGGTAAGCAGTGCCAATAGGTCTTTATCACCATATTTTTGCTGTGCGAGAATGAAGCTATCAGCATCTTTATAGTGAATAGAGCGCGACTCACTACCGTGATTAGCTCGTAAGCTACCGCCAGCAAATCGCCCTGGCTCAACTTTGTTAATCCCGCCGGTGGCGATGGTTTGGGCCGCATGGGTGAAGAATTCCCGCAACTGAGCATCTGACATTCTGCTGCCGTCTTCATTGACGTAAGAACGGCGATCAGCCCATTTAACATGGTCGTTGATCCACGCGTCTCTATTCTTGGCAACTTTAAGCTGCGAATGACTGCGAGGCATGGCCCAAGACTCAAGACGGCCAATCGCCCCGCCCGAGTTGTTAAAGCGCTGGCGCAGAGTTTCGGCAACGTCTTTAAACTCTTTGGCGGATTGCTTGGCGGCTGTATTACCTGAATGCTCGCCATGCAGTTCTTTAATTACCGCTTTGCTGCTTTCAGGATCGGATAGCAGACTGAGGAATTTGCCTTTAGTAGTATCAATTAGCGTCAACATTTGGGAGTAGGCAATATCCCGAATGGCTTTAGCCTGAGATTCAACTGACAGCACGCCGCTTTTTTGGTCGGAATCAAAAGCAATCAGCCTGCCAAGCGCATTCACTGGAGTATCAGTAGAACTATCAACATAGTTTTTTACCCGGTCATGGGCCAAAATGGTGAGCGCAGTACGCCATTTTTTCAACTTGGCTTCGCGGGTTATCTCGTCTGCCGCTGACTTTGCCGCTTCACGCAAGCGATCAGCTTTAGACATTGCCATCCAGCCAGGGGTATCTTGTGCCAGGCGTTTGTGGTGCTGGTTGATTCTGTTCTCAATGCCCTTAACCTCTGCCTGAGTAATAGACCGACCTATCGCGTTAACCACTGCTTGAATACATTCTGCTCTCATTGGTTGCCGTGCCTCAGTTCACATTCAATAGCGGCCATAAAGCCTTGAGCCTCATTATTTGCATGGCTGATTGCCTGCTCATCTTCAAGTAACATCTCTTTTGCCGAACGCTGCTGGGTATTGCCGCTTTCGTCTTCAACCCGAACCGCAATATCACCCAGCTTTGCCAATACCTGATCGGCGTTATTGATATCGCGCAGAATAGGATCAGCCTCTGGTGTCGCCGTCTCCGCTGCGGTTTTTTCGGGTTGGAAAATGGTTTCGCTTTCAACTACCGGGTGGGGGGCTATTTCTGCCGGTTGTTCGGCAAAGTTGCTACCGTCGCGGGCAATAAAATGCGCGTCGAATACGCCGTCGATATTTGCCACATCGACGGGTTCGCCGCGGTTGATTTGATCGGTAGCCGTTTCCAATGCACGTTGGTGCGCAACATTTGACGGTATATCAGTGGGTATCCCCGGCGCGGTGTCTTCTCTAAAATGTTGCGCGTTGCGGGCAGTTAACGCAGCATCAACCGAATCCGGCGTGGCGGCGGTTCCCATATGGGCCAGCCCGCCAAAAGCAGCACCTAGCACCCCGTCTGCAAGCATCGCAGTGGCGTCCCATACCTTGTACTGCTGTACCATGTCCTTATAACCGCGCTGTTCGAGCCATTCCGCTGTAGTGCCTCTTTGCACTGCACCGATCGCGATGTTACTGGCAGCGCCAGATGCCACACGGGAAAGTAATGTTTTGGCAAAAGGCGCTGCTGGCACCAAGGTACCGACGCCTAACGACACGCCATCAAGCACCCCTTTACCGGCTGCAGTCAGCGGGTCTAGCCCTTTACGCAAGCCCTCTTCATTAGCGAAAATCGCCTCGGTACCGCCAGCCAGAACCGCGCCACCCAATGGGCCAGCGGCAACTGTTCCGCCAATCGCGCGCGACATAACATCACCTAAGCCGTTTAATATCTGACCTGCGGTAGTGGTGACAGTGGCTTCGGGTGCCTGTATTTCAGCGGTTTTACGGAATCCCTCAGTCCAAGAACCATCAAAAAAGGCGTTGGCATTGGTACCAGTAGCCTTATCTATTGCCTGAGCAACAGGGGATAGTAAGGTTGATACCCCTTGCGAAGCGGCAAAGGCAACTTTATTTAACCCTCGGTCAATACCGCGAATAGGCTCGACAATGGTATCTTCGAGAGAAATAAAGCCGGGGTCTATCTGCTTTTCTGACTTAGAATTAAAGCGCAAGGTATCGTCGATAAACTGCTTATTTTCGTCTTCATAAAATGAGAAAATATTCATTTATATTACTCCGCGCCTAAAATGGTATTTGCTTGATCAGCTTTAGAGTAACCGTAAATGCTGTAGTCTTTAATTTTGGTATTAATGACTGCGGCTTCTGAATTATTAATACCGTCAATTGTGGACTTAGATAAGTTAATCGTTAATGGCCTACCCTTGGAATCAACAAGGGCGTCTCTACCCTGCGCAACGAAATAATCGCCATCTGGCCCGGCTGGAAGAAGATTAAATAAGCTAGCCTGATTAGCTCGCGATACATCCATACCCTGACGTTCGAGAGCCTTGTAAAGCACCGCTGGATAACGGTATTTAAAGTCACTCACGCTAACACCCACAGGGACAAAAACCTGACTGCCCCCCAAAGATGTAGTTTCTCCCACTGTATTTTTCAGAGCGTCCTTAACCTGAGAGCCGCTGATATCTGCCGAGTATTCTCCCTTCTGAACCGAAGCCCCGACGTGATACGCAAAAGCCAAACTAATAGCGCCTTGTCTAACTTCTGGGCGGCCCACAAAATTACCTTCCGTCTGATTATCGAATTCAGTAATGAAATTCTTTTTAGCGGCATTCCAATTTGTCATGTCGCCTTTATCTGTTTTAAGTTGTTCATAGCCTTGCAATACTTTATTAGTAGACTTTTGGTCAGATAAAGAGCCAGCTAATGCCGCTGTAGGTGCCTCAGGATATATTTGCTGCATTACCGCTTTATAGTCACGATCATCAGGAATAGTTTTTCTTAATTGCGCCAATACCGCTGCTTGTTCCCCTGTCGGTTTATCTTTCAGCGTACTGGTTATTGCCGCCACTTCCTGTGGTAATAGTATTTTATGAGGAACTTTAAAACCGGTATTTTGGCTTAACGCATCCAGCGTTGCCGAGCGGTTAGAGATCTGTTCAGCGAAACGATCAGTAATGTCTTTACCCTCCATGGCGCTGCCTACCGCGCTGAGAGTCGGACTAACCGCCATCATGTCTAGCGGCTGGACGACCTCCCCCGTTCTGTTCTGATTAAAGGTTAACGGGCTGTCCATTAACTGTTTATTGCTTTTCTGTACCGCAGTATTCAACAGTTGCAGATTCCGCCACTGTTTCATGTCGCCACCGCTAGCGGTTAAATCGGCCGATAAAGCATTAACGTAATTTTGGGCGGCCAGCGGCCCTTGCGATATCACTTCCCTGATTTTCACTTGATTAGCTAACAGGTCTTTGACATCCGCCTCTACTGCCGTTCCTTTAGTTGCGCTGATGAGATTAACCTGCTGCTCCGCAGTGGTGGGCAGATCCATAGAAACCTGCCTTTCAAACTCGCTAAACGCTCTACCGGCTTTAGCCTCCCGACGAGCGGCGGCAACTTGGGCGCGGTTTTCTAAAGTCACTTGGTAGCTCATCGACTGATTAAGCAGTGCGTTGCGCCTTTCAGGGTCGAGTTTGTCCAGGTAAAAACCTTTCTCCGAGGTCAGATCATTATTTAAAGCCGATAATGCCCCGCCATTATTTCGCGCGGTCATTAGCCGTTGTTGTGCCTCGTTGAACCAATTCCTATCCTGAAAGTTTTGCTTTACCCTGCCCCACTCCGCGCCGTAGGCAACCCGCCCTTGTTCGTCCAGTGAGTCTACCTGCCCGTTAATTTTGGCGACGTCCGCGCCTGGGTAGTTGGTCAGTTTTCCCCAGTTATCAAGCATATCGTCAACCGAGTTTTTCATTTCCACTCGGCGGGCAGAGTTGGCATACCCCGCGACGGTCGATACTCCGCTGTTATCTAAGCGGGTTAGTCCCTTGCCGAACGTCTCTAATCCAACCTCATCAAGCCCATCAACCTTGGGTTTTTCCAGCTTGGTAATAGCCTCGGTGTAGGCTTTCCCTGCCATATCGGATCGTAATGTGCCATCTTGCAATTGCTGCCGGATAGACTCTGCGACATCCTTGGTTTGCATCTCGTAATCGACCAGACTAGAACCGGCCCGCGCTCGCGCTAACTGATAGTTTTCTTGCTGCTGTTCTTGTGCCAGCCGGTTAACCGAGCCAGCAACGCCTTGTACGGCATTACCTACCGCATCGATATTCCCGACGTTAACGCGGGTAGGTTGGGGCTGTACGGTTAAATTGCCGAAATTGCCAGTAGGTATCTTCATCTGCCTTACTCCGCGTATAGTCCGTATTTACCGTCTTTGGCTTTTTTCCAGCCGGAATACGCTGTGCTTCCCCCTTGCAGAAGAGAGCTACCCGCACTGATATAGCCTGAGTTAGCAGAATTTTTGCCGCTAATGCGGTCAGCTTGTGCCTGTGCATTAAGGCGAGCTGCGCTATCCCTACCGCTTAAAATGGTGGTTACGGCATCTTCTTCCGCATCCCCCACGATGCCGGAGGTGATACGCAGTGCGGTACCCTCACCTGTTTCAACCCCCGAGGCGGCCAAAGCCGCATTGGCTTGGGACGCCTGTGCCGCGCCTGCTTTACGGATTTTCTCCGCCTGAACTTTTGCGGCGGAGGCTTGCGCCTGTGCATCCGCTTCTGCCTGCGCCGCCTGATAGTTCGCCATTTTCTTCTGTTGCTGCCCGCTAGCCACTGCTCCACCGGCTGCAAGAACAGAAGACGCCACCAAGGCAACTTCTACACCTGTGCACATGGTTTAAACCTCCATCGAATAAAGTGAGCCGGTACGCGCCAAACCAAGACGTTGATAGAGCTCACCAGTGCGCTCTTCGTGCACGCCGGTAGTGATCCCCATATTGATAACCGCGGCGCCATGGCTTTTAGCCCAATCGATAAAGGCTTTCACCAGTCGGTAACCTGCGGTGCCTCCACGGTGTGCGGTATCAATGAAAACGCCATACTCAAAGGCCATGCGTTCGTGCGAGAAATACTGTTCGCCTATACCTCCAGCCACCCAGCCGATAAGCTGATCTCCTTCTTCAACGGCCAGAACTACGCCAAATTCAGCGTTAATTAAATTGGTGGCCAGTGTGGTGCATTTATCTTCGTCAAAAGAGAAAGTCACATAACGTGATTCGCGGTGCATCCGAGCGCCGAGCGCTACCAATGCGGGAATGTCATCAATCGTTGCAGGTCTGATCATAGTAGTTAGCCCCCGTTCGCCGTGAAGGTAGTCATGATTGCCAGTAAGTGAAATGGCAGCGGTTGGCGCTGCTGAATGAGTAATGAATCTTCCCCTTTCTCCCAGCCGAGTTTTCCCCAGAAGTGATCACCAGTGAAAAGTGGTGGGGGCTGGTTCAAAATGGCGGGGGCGAATACGCGGAAAGGGATCACTTGACCGTTACACTCAGCGCCAGTGGTATCCAAGAAACGCATGGTTACCTCGCTTGTGCGTTTCTTGGCGTTCTGCGTCGTCCCTTCGGAGGTTGGAACCTCAGGGGTAAGCGTCTGGATTGTGGTGTCATAATGGAGGCCTATCTCGACGCGCTTGGCTTTACGGCTTAGAGTTACTGCACCTCCGCTAACTGCCTGCTGTGGCATAACCGCACCGTCGGCAATCACATCTACCGTACTGCCCTCCAGATGGTTTAAGCCACTCCATATGCTGGCCCCCGCCTCACTGGTCGCAGTTACGGCTGCATCTGTATTCAGTGAGGTGTCGAACAGTTCTACGTAACGCGCTGTTTGCCCATTGATCTCTCGCTTCACCAACACATAAACCACGTCGTTGTCACTTGAGGGAATAGTCGCAACGGATTCATAAGCACCAGCAGTTACCTGCCGTGACCATGCGATAACGTCCTGCGCCCTGTCGATAGTAGCCACTGCAAGTTGCCCATCTGCGCGAGCCATCCATATAAAGGCATCCGGCTCCTGCTGATAAGCCATGTCTACAGCGCCGGATAATGTTACGTGCTCCGAAAGAACACTCAGATCATTAGCTGAGTACGCGACAAAACTATCGGGGTCATAAGCCACTGCAAAAAGTTTACGGTTGGCACGCTGTACAAACATGATTTCGGTGCCGACACGCACCGGCTTGATGTTGTTGCACCCGTACGGGCTAGGGTTTTTAACCGAGATATTGGTCGGGGTAATGGCGGATTCCCCCCCGCCGGTGATAGTAAATTCACCTGTTGAGGTCAGTGCTATGAGCGTGTTCATCTGCGCCAGATGCACGATAGGGTTTATCTGGTCCGAGGATACCGTGAAAGAGATAGCATCGTCGTCGTCGGTACCCAGCTCGAAACTAAGATAGATGCCAGTTTCGCTCATCCAGATAGTTTGCGGATACTTTGGCGAACCAGCCAAAACAAGGCGCTGCTGGTATAAAGTAGCCGCGCCTGGATAGCCGAATTCTGGCGACCACACCGAATCTTCGCGAGTCCATGCACCCGGTGAGGAAGACTGTACCGCCGATAGTACAGTGCGGATAATACCCGTCGCTACCGCACTATCAGTAACGGCTTCAATGAGTACTAAACCGCTATTGATACGCACATAAGAGCCAACATCAGCAGCTACCCACCCATCCCCTGTTAAAGCGCCCCCCGCCTCGGAGTCACTGAGTGTTAGGGTGATTTCAGAACCTACAAACTCTTTAACTGAAGGCTTGCACCACTTTTCAGGGGTATCTCTGATTTCATCGAAGGGTTTGACGATAAAAGGCGCTGGTTCAAGCACCCAATCTGTCTGGCCTTTGCGTTGCAGGCGATAAGGTGGCACGTCTTGGTGAACTAAAAACATGGTATCCGCACCCTGCACATAGTTCAGGGAGGGCAGCATGTCAGGGGTATAAGGGCTTGCGATCTCGTAAGGCACGCCGCCCACACCAATCTGTGCACCATTCTGATAAAAGCGCACATAGCCGTTGCCGAACTCCAACATGTACGCCTGAGTACGGTTGAATACGTAAGGGATCAGGCGAGCGGCCTGATCTCCATATTTTGCCGCTGCTGCAAATCGAGAGCCAGGACGACGCATTACCCCACCATGGATAACACATACCGCGTTCTCTACGGTCTTGGCACCATTGGCATAACGCGCTATATCCACTCGCCCCATCAAGCGGGGAGATATTTCACCGGCGGTAAAGTTAGTTTTAATCAGATTAGCGCGCATTAGAACCTCGACTCAAATGTCGGATATCCGCCGAGTTCTTCCGGTGGCTCTTCCTGCCCGTCAGTAGCTTTAGCCTGGCGCAATGCGTAAACCGCTTCATCTGCCTTGCCCGCGCTTAACGAAGCAGATGCGGTGACGCCGTACGCGAGCTTGGCCGCCATGGTCATTTCAGCAACGTGAATCAAAGCCGCATCCCATGAACCCTCATCAATTCGTTTGATATACCGCAGTGCAACCACATTGGTATTGGCAAGGATGTACTTCCCTTCGACCTGATAATGGATTTCATAGCCCTCCGCACCGACTGAAAGAATGCGTAAGCAGTCGGAGGGAATGGGGAACTGATTGGCATAGCCGAACGCGGGCGGGGTAGTGCTCGGCGCTAATGAAACGCGTGACACTGCACAGTTCCATGGATGGTTACGCAGCAAATCGTCACGGACGGAAGGCCAGATGTTGGAGCACATGCGTGCATGGTCAGTGTTTTCGTTAAAACTGTTTATCGGATGAGCGCCCAACATAAGCAGAGCATTGGAACAAATAGATATATCGGAAGCCATGAGCGTTACCTTTAGAAAAAGGCCGAGGTGTTACCCTCGGCAAAGGCGCTGGCATTAAGCAACGACGAACGCGACAGAAACAACCTTCTGTTCATTGGCACGACCCGCACCGTAGGAGGCGTCTACCGAGATCTGAATAGTATTGTTCTTGTCACGACGTGGGCCAATATCGGTGTTGTACTCCGCACCTGTACCAAAGTGCACAGCAGTTTTAGCCCATGCTACTGTGGTTTTGGTGGTTACGCCGGTATCAGTAACTGAGTCCAATTTTTCGTAAGCAATCCAGCGGAAGCCCAGCCAGTTACCCGCCAGTGCACCCTCTTGCAACATTTTGACCGCCATAAAATCGGCGCTGGTCAAGGTGGTATCGCTTAAGATCTGCGTCAGCATGTCGGCGTTGTAGGCGATATACAGCTCTTCACCGTTCTGTTCATCGCACTCGTTGCGGCGGAACATGGCTTTAGCTGCAATCAACTTCGCCTTGGTCATGCCAGTACCGCCTGCCAAAATCTTCTGTGCGGCGGGTAATGCGACGTTGGTGTACGCGCCGTTGTTCTCTACTTTGCGCGGCACCGGATCCAGTAATGCGCGGTAGATAACATCGTCTTTCTTGCGGTTGGCTGCGGAGAGCGTCAGTTGCAGATATGGCCCCTGAGGTTCGGCAATCAGTTTACGCAAGTCGCGTTTTTCTACCGGTACGAATACGCCATAGTCTGCCATCAACGCATTACGGGTACCGGCTTCCGGCACATCCCAAACGGTATCGCCAAAGCGGGTAGTGATCGGGTTCATCTCGATCGTACCCATGTCGTTGATAGTGAAGGACGCGCCGGTAATCATGCCACGGTCATGCACCGCAGCTTGCAGACGCGAGTCCTTTTGCTGGGATGCAATTTCGAAAGAGTCATGAAACTGCTGCACAAAGGCGGCGGTGATCATGTTCTTGTTCGCTGCAAAGGTCATGTGTGTTACTCCCAAAAATGATGCCGTGTGAGGTATCGGTTTCCCGGCTCTGTCTACGCTGGCCGCTTGGCGTTACGGACAACGGGAAATTCAGGTATCCGGCTACCACACCGGGCTGTTGGAAGTGAGGCTATTGCAGAGTGGCGTTCGGTTTCCCGACCAAATGAAAAAGCCAGCGGTTAGGCTGGCTCTCGATTTGCAGGGTGGAAAAGGGATTATCCGACGATTTCATTACCGTAGGTACGTGAATAGAACGCACGGATTTTGCTGGTTACCCGCTCATGATCAGCGTGTTTAGGATTGGTGTAGGCTTCGGACTTCATCAGGTCGCGGATGCTTTGCGCTTCTTCGGCGTTAATTTCGCCACCCACCGGCGCATCTTCCCGCATCTCGGCACCGACTTTTGCCAACATGCGGATAACCAGCGGATTGTTGCCAATCTCGTTGATTTTGTCTTTGTCGGCCGGATCCGCCAGACTGTTGAACGCGCGGAAAGCCAGACCAATGTTTTGCTTAAACTCGGCGTCACTCTTCCAGACTTGTTTCAGTGAAGCGGTTGCCGCTTCCTGATCCAGTTCAGACGCACCGCCCACCAGCTCAGGCGCGCGCTGCCAATATTCGCCGAGGATAAAACTCATCTGGTCGTTAGTAATGCCTTTGGCATGAGCGGATTTGAGGAAACCCTGCATTTCAGGATCAGCCTTGAATTCATCCCAGTTGAAGCCCTCGCCCTCTACCGTTGGCGCATACTCTTCTACCGTTTTCGGTGGCGCATCGCCCGCGCCCAAACGTTTCTCCAGATGCGTGTAAGACTCCGCAAGTTTACGGGCCGAGTCTTCAACTTTGATTGCGCCATCTTCGCCCGTAATGCGGAACTTCTCAGGCAACCAATCATTCGAGCCTTGGGCTGCTGCACCAGTAGCAAGCAGGTTATCGCCAGTAGTCGTTGTTTCACCGCCTGCGCCGCCAGCATCTTGACCCGCATCAGCGTTAAGAAATAAGTGTTTAATCTTCCACATCGTCGTTGACTCCGTTTGCCATGTTGATACGGCCTAAAATGAAATCGAGCACTGCACGTTGCCCGGCGTTAAAGCAAGTCTGGCGGTCACCCTCGGCCCCGCCTTTGACATACACACCCCGCCCAAAGCGGGTGATCAATTCTTCCAGCACCTGTGGGCCACCGGCTGTCTCATCGAACAGACGTTTGTAATCCTCGGCTAATGCGGGTTTGACTATCACTGTCACTGTCCACCTCCGACAGCTTGGTTAATCATTGCGGAACCGGCTTCTTGTCCCATTTGCTGCATCATTTGTTGTTGCTGTGCCTGCTGCTGAGCCTGTGCGCGTTGGTCACGCAGGGCGGTGACGTCGGCAGTGCTGCGCAACACTTTGGCCGGTACGCCCAATGCGTCAGATATCACGCGGGCGGCAGCATCCGCGTCCATGTTGTCAGTGACTTCGGGGTTGACCGCAGCAAGTTGAGCAATGTTTGCGCCTAAGCGTTCGATAGCGGTGACGTCTTCCAGCTTCTGCGCTCGGGCCAGTGGCGAGATATAGCGAATATTGAAGTTTGCCTGCGCCATGGATTCAGGCATTTGAGGGAAGACTCCGGCACGGAAAGCAATACCGAAGCAGCGCTCTACCAGCGGTTGCAGATATTCCGCCTGGAAGCGTCCGTAGACTGGCCCTAATAGCTGGCGGATCAGCGCTACACGCACATGCACTTCGGTGGCTGTCATGGCGGGGCCGTCCTGCGGTTGCAGTTGGTCAGCCATCAGTATCTTGCGGATTTGCGCTTGCAACCGTTCTTCTGCGGTAAATGCGACATTGAAGTCCGCACCGGTTAGCAGCGGTTTCATGCTGTTGACGCTGTTGGCAACGATGATTTTGCGCGGCCCTACTTTGACTGTGCGCGGGTTGAGCACGCCGTCGTCTTCGGCAATCCACATGCCAGCAATTGCCAAATCCTGCGCGGCCTTCTCCATGCGCTTGGTTTCGTTCAATTCTTTGCAATCTGGCAGCGCGTCATACACCGGGCCAACGCCGTAAGGTGTGCCGGGTATCTTCATCCAGCGTGGTACGCAAACGGGGAATTCGTGATAACCGGATTCACGTACCACTTTCTTTTCAGCCACTTCCACGTTGAATGAAGCGAACGGTAGGTTCTTCGCCAGACGTGCATTACCGATATACCCATCGCGGGGGAAGATGGCGTGAATGAATTCGAATTTGTCGTCAGGCTTTTTGGTGGCCGCGTCCTGTATTTTGTGACTGACATTATCGCGGCCAAACTCTTTGACAGCCTGCTCCGCCGTCAACTGGTAGCAGCGATACACCGTATTCACCACACCATCGCGGCGGCTGGAAGCAACAAATACCTGAGCCAAAGGCCACTGGCTAAATGTATAGCCGCCCTCTTCCGTATCCTCGTCGATGTAGAGCGCAAACCAACCTGCGCAAACCACATCGATATTGGCCTCGTAACCTTCTGCGTCGAAGTTGGCGGCGTGGATATTCTCCCAGGTGAGCGTGGCGCAGGTAGATAGCCATGCTCTTTCATCGTCTGAAAGGTTTTCGCTACCGAGATCCAGCCATTGAGCGTTGGCGGGAGTCATACCTGACATCAATGCCGAGGCAAGAATTCGGGCGCTGTCGGTTGCAGTGCCATCCAGCAAGCGGGCAACCTTGGATTTTGCGCTCTGCGCGTCCAGCACTTCGGTGGAAAAGCCCGAGCCGCGCAGCGGGTAGGTGTAGTCGTAGCACTCCCGCCAGACGCTTTCATGCAACTGGCGGGCGGCTTTGAGTGAACTGACGCGCTTAACCAGCCTTGCGGCGGTATTGTCCATCGTTATGCTCCTAAAGTGCCTTTGCCCGATGCTCCGCCAGACAGCAAGGACGTGCCGCTGTCGGTTGTGCCTTCCGCGCCAGTGGCGAGAAGAGAAGAGCCTTTCTTGCGTTTCTTACGGGCTGAGGCATCGGCGTTAGCGGCCTTTGCTGCTGCGTTGGCCGCTGCGTCTGCTTCGGCTTGTGGGTCAGATTGCACTACGTTTGGGGTGCCTCCACACATGGGGATCTCCTTACTGAACAATCCAACCGGCATCGGTCAGAGTTTGGGATGCACCGCCGATAGCGCCTGCGGAGCCTGCACCTGTTTGTTTCTCAGTAGTCGCCTGCTTAACCAGCTCGATAAAGTCGAGGCAGTTCGTTAGCGGGTGTCCGTGAACATCTGTGTATTCAAGTTCTTCAAATCGGGTGATGATGGTGAAGCCTGCTGCGTTAACGCCGGTAAGGGCTTCATTGCGTGCCGTTAGGTCAACAGCGGGTGACTGCTCGGTGGTGACGTTTGAATCCAGACCGGTGAGGGCTTCGGCAACTGTCAGAGTGGTACCGGTGCTGTCGCCTGCGGTACCGATAAGGTCAGTAGCATCGTCCTGCAATGTTTCCTGTCCTGGTACTTCAATCTTGGTTTTTGGTCGAGCCATGGGGCGTACTCCGTGGGTGATGAACTACGCCGAGTGTGTGTGGTACCCGCGTTCGGTTTCCCGACTAAAATGTATCGCTTTGAGGGCTTTTTAACATAATGACCCTTAAGCGCACCGGCGAGAGGTCACTCATTTGAATTGCACTACGAAGGGGGTAAAAGATCAGGTTTACTGCGAGGAAATGGCGGCTTTCTGCAAACAACATTGTGTTAACAAATCACCGCTATTGCACTTGGTAAGGTTCGGTGTGTGAAACGCTTATTTCTGCAATTTTAACGCTTTCGGAACCGACTGGCGGGTTTGTTGGAATATGGCAGGTCGTGAAGGTTCTTATCAGTGACCAGCTCCCACAAACGTATCAGCGCTTCTCCATCATCATAGCGCGGATTGCTGCCCTGCTTCCAGCCAAACAGCGTAGCCTTAGCCACACGAATACCTTTCGCTATCTGCTGCTGCGTCATGCCGCTACGCTCGACGTCTGTGATTACCTGAAACCAATCGATTTGCACGATAAGGCCCCCTCCTGAAAGCAAGTAGCAAACGCGCGCGTACGCGAGAGCGACCACCGAGTTTGTAGGAATTCAACGCCGTTTGACGTCAAATCCGAAGGCTGCTTGCGCATTGTTCTATAGAAACTGCAAAAAATTACAGACTAATTGCTTAGACAACCTCAGACAACCTAGACAGCTAGTTTTATATATATCCCTAAAAACCCCTTATATAGTCGTTTCTGTAATCTTTTACTTAAAAGGTTGTCTAGGTTGTCTAGGCTGTCTTTTCCTTTTTAAATCAAAGTGGTTAAAAATAGACAACCTACAATTAAAGGTTGTCTTTAGCTGTCTAGCTTGCTGTAAAAATTCGTTGTTGTTTGCCGTCAATAGACCTGCGTTCACGTTTATACCCACAAACTTGCAAAACATTACTAATTCGCATTTCTTCACGTTTTCCAACGTTACGCGGGTCAAGGCCGATAGCTTCACGTAAAACGTCGCTAGCGCGTAAGAATTCGCGTGTTCGTGGCATTTCTTCCGTTAACGTGTCAGGTTCATCTAACCAACGTTCGACCGTCTCAAGCCATGCATCCTTGATGGTGTACTGGTCATGTACTGCCGTGGCTAAACGCTCTGCATCATAGAAATGTACGCCCAGCTTTTTAAACAGCTCCCGCGCTTCCGCCCACAGTTGCAGAACGTCACTACGGATAGCGGCGACATCCACTTGCCCGACATGAACGGGGAGCCACCGGCGGTTGCCGGTATCATCTGCTAAGAATTCATCCTGATTGGTGGTACCAATGAACACCAGACGGCGTGGGAACTGAGTAGCAAACTCACGGTACTTAGGGATCCAGTTCTCATGGGTGCGGGTGATAAAGGCTTTTATCGATTCCAGCTCTTTAGTGTGCAGGCCTCGCAGTTCACCTATTTCAGCCACCAAGCGGCCGCGCATTTTACGGGCTAAGTCGTCGTCTTTCTCGGCAAAGGATATTTCACAGAAAAATGACGGGTCAGGCGATAACGCCGCCACGCCGGTAGACTTACCGCAACCCTGAGCACCTACCAGAATAGGCACCATATCGGCCTTGCAGCCTGGGGAAAGTACACGCCCCGCTAACGCCGTCCACATATAAAGAGAGACAGCGCGAGTGTAGGCGGATTTCTCAGCGCCGAAATGGGTATGAACGAATTGTTCAACGCGAGGCACCCCGTCCCACTTCAAGCCGTTTAGCCAGGTAACAGCAGAATCGAAAGGCTGTTCGTCGGCGGCCAGTAGCACCACATCACGAATAAGTTCACGTCCGATAGGCTTGAATCCCCGCTTTTCCATGGTAATACGTAGTCGCGAATAGTCGGGGTCGCCGAATGCCTGCCACTGGTCACCCTTATCAGGTGCGAACATGATTTCATCGCGGAACTGGTCGAAGCGGATTTGAATGCTGCAAAAATCTGGCCGCATCACAGCTTTAGCGGCGTTCTCTATCGTCGCCTCAATTCGGCCTTTGTTATCACGTTTGAATGAAGGTAAAGGCGCGGGTTCGCTGGCTTCCACTTCAACGATATCAAAATCATCGATGCGTAAACCCAGCTTATTGAGGTAGTCGCCGTCGTTACGGTGGCCGCAACTGGCGTGCAGGCATTTGAAATGCCCCAACTCAAAACCGGCGGTACCGGCGGGGAAATATACTGTACTGGTAGGATCCGTGGCACCACTGTGACCGTCTTCGAAAGGGCAACAAATATAGCGTTCACCACTGGCACCGAAATCCAGTGTCCAGCCGTTCGCATCCAGAAAATCAGCGGTTTCATCGGTTGCGTTTGGTGTGGTCTGACTGCGGTCACGTAACCGACTGGCGCCCGCTTCGGTGGAATTCACCACTGGCAGACGTTCAGCCAGCGCAGACCACAGGCTTTCCAACTGTTCAGGAGTAATGACAACAGGCTCATCAGGTAAATTATTATCCCACAGGATACGTGCGCCGCTTGGATGGGTACCGGCTACCACTGCCTGATTACCATCGGCCAGCATTTCGATAATGCCATTATCACCTTCTAAGCGGTGGATGCGTTTGCGGTACTCGCCTTCGACGGCCAGAAGGTACAAGCATTTGTTACTGTTCGACCGGTACCGACGCGCTGGGACAGTGCCGAATAGCTCGAGAGTCAGCTCTTGGATAAGTGTCTGTATCGCTTCGCTTTCACTGTCACAATCCAGCGCGATAACACCGTTACCGGTGCGCATGCAGATCCCGTAATCAGGCTCGCGGCTCCACTTCTCTATCTCAGCGTCGCTTATCTGGCGCTTAGTCCAGTTGACCAGGCCAGCGATTTGCCGATTGCCGTTGTAATGGCTTGGGGTCTTACCAATCGCTTTTAACTTACTGTCAGGGGATAACGGCGCAGAAGGGTTACACACCACAGGTAGCAGGTCTGAACTACGGCCCAGCACCAGATCGAAGTGGAACCACTCATCAGGCGACGCCCCCCATTGTTCTTGTTGTATTGGCATGGGTTACGCCTTTTCTTGCAGGACTACGCTCAAATAGAACTTCTCCAGCGCCCGAACGGTAGATAACCTCGGGTCGGTATGCTTACCTGTTAGTAGACGACTAATAGAGGACTGATTAATCCCGGTGTGCTCTTCTATATGCACTTGGGTATAACCTGCTTCAATCAGCTTTTGGACGATTTCTTGAGGCGTAAATTGGGACATGGTTAGGTACCTCCGATTTAACATATCGCCAAAACTATCCGAAAACGCATTGCATATCAACCCTGAAACGCATTATAAGATGCGTTAGAGTATGCAAATTCGCATATTTGTACAAAATATGACTAATTGAGGATTCTATAATGTCAGGCACCTTGGAAAACATTCAAAACAATATCAAATACTTGATGAATAAGAATGGAATTTCTAGCGTTACCGAGCTATCCCAAAAAATCAAAATGCAACAATCAACTATGCATCGCCTGTTAACGGGTGAAGTTAACGACCCTAAATACGGTACCTTAAAGCAGATAGCTGACTACTTTAGAGTGTCTGTTATTGACCTGACAGAATGCAACTTAACGGATGGCTCAGCTAAAACCGTGGTGGATGTCGATGGTGACCCTCACGAAATGCACTTTAGAGATGTACCTGTCGTAGGCAATGCCCAGCTTGGTAATGGTGGTTTTTGGAGTGACATGGAATATCCTATAGGTTCTGGCGACGGTTTCATTCGTTGGCCGTCATACGACCCCGACGCGTACGCGCTTAAATGCGTGGGCGATTCGATGATGCCTCGTATTAAAGAAGGCGAATTCGTTATAGTTGAGCCAGGGCACAACTATATACCGGGCGATGAAGTCCTAGTTGTTACCGATAAAGATGAAGTAATGATAAAAACATTTTTATTTGAAAGAGATGGCTATATTCATCTTTTACCTGTTAACGAAGACCATGCCCCGATCAAATACCCCCGAACCGCAGTCGTTAAAATCCAGTATGTCGCCGGGATTGCAAAATCCTCCCTATGGCGTGAATAACATAAAAATCAACAGCATATAAACAGGCCGCATTTAGCGGCCTTTCTTTTATGTAAAATAATGCATTTTCGGGTTGACCATTGAATGCATTATCGCATATAAATGCGTTAACGGATTAACAAATGCAATAATGCATTATTGATTCAATAACGCTCTTTAACAATTTGAAGTCGCGCACTGAGTAACCAATTGCATCCCTGGCAAAACGAAATAGCGGCCAATCCTAACAGAACTGGATTGAGTCAACTGAGGAGCAATGCGAACGGTGGATCAGTGCGAGGGCCAGCGACATATGTCGGCCCCAAGTGTTTTTACCCTGCTGCTGTCCATTTGAGGCGGTAGGTATAAAACCACCGAGGAATAACAGCCATGAATTCCCTTAAAAAGATGCAACACCGGTACCGCTTAACAAGTGCCGATTTTAGTAAACATCCGTCCCCGTCTGGCGTTCTGTACCCGCTTTGTCTTCTGTGCGTCGCCCTCTTCCTCTTCTATTTAGCGAGATAACCCTATGAGCCTTGAATCGAACCTTGAACTAAACAACAAACTCGTTGCAGAGCAAAATACCTTGCTAACGCAGCTTCTGGCGGCGATGGCGGGTGGAAAACCTGCTTTTACCCCCGACACTAAGCCGGTTCCGAAAACGGAAACCGCTGGCGCGGATGCTAGCAACACAACTTTCGAACCGGTTGATTTTGAAACGCTGGATTATCCGCTGGTTGCCTGTCTGGCGGTACTGTTCGGCAGCGAAGCCGAAACACTGACAGGAGAGCGGTTAGCGCAAGCTCATGCGCTAATCAATTCGGATGAAGAAACAATCCCCGCAGCCAAAGCATCAGCGTTGCATGAAGCGATGGCCGAGCACGTACAACGCACCAAAATGTACCGCAAGGCGTACTTTGATATCGCTCTGCATGTGCTAAATCTGTGGGATCAGTTGGATGGTGCTACCGCGCGCAGTGAGTTCATCGAAAAACTGATCGTTGAACCTCACGACAAACGCGCGGAGGTTAAGCCTAAGGTAGAGAAGAAGGCCAAGAAAGAAACCGCTACGCCCGAACCTGAAAACAATACCGAAGCCCTGTTCAAAAAAGCCGAAGGGCTGATTTTGCAACTGGCAAAAGGCGGCTATCGCAGTGAGGCCGTAGCCATTCTTGATAAGTTCGGTGCTAAAAAGCTGGGGCAAGTACCCGCTGACAAATTGCCGGAAGCTATCGCACTGGCTGAAAAAGCGTTGGAGGGCTAACCATGCCGGAACAACACGCAAGATTGTCTCCGTCTGGTGCGCATCGGTGGATGCGCTGTAGCGGAAGCCTCGCGTTAGAGGCGGGGATACAGGATACCGGTTCGCCATTCGCGGTGGAAGGTACCGCCGCCCATGCACTGGCCGAATGTGTTTTACGCAACTTGCAAGATAATACCCTTGCAGGCCAAGAGCTTGTAGGCGGTCAGACTGCAGCAAGTTACATCGGCACCTACCCTTTAGCTCACCCAAGCAAAACCGATGCAGGCCCGCAGGTTACGCCAGATATGGCCGCCGCCGTGCAAACCTATGTCGATACAGTTTGGGCGCTGTCGCAGGGTAACGAACTGCTGATAGAGCAACGTGTCGATTTCTCCGAGATTGTCGGCGTCCCGGATCAGTTCGGTACCGCCGATGCGATTATCTTTGCAGGAGATGAGTTACAGCTTCATGACCTTAAGTTCGGCATGGGGGTACCTGTTAGCGCCGTAGAAAACGAGCAATTACAGCTTTACGCTCTTGGCGCATTAGACCAATTCGCCATGCTATACGACTTCACTAGCGTACGGCTTTTCATTCACATGCCACGCCTTAATTTTGTATCTGAGTGGGTGATATCAGTTGACGATCTGGCCGCTTTCGGTGAACTCGCCCGCGTTGCGGCGGCGGATAGCATCATCGCTATCAATATCGCCGAATGCGATGGCGTAGATTCACTACCGGCCGATTCGTTTACGCCGGGCGATAAGCAATGCCGTTTCTGTAAGGCCAAAGCAACTTGCAAGGCACTGGAACAACATAGTTTAAACCTTGTTGCCGACGACTTTGTAGACCTCACCGATACTCTTGAACCACAGCTATCGGGCGCAAAAGAACGCATAACCCAATGTGATAACACCCACCTCGGCGAGCTACTCAGCCAACTGGATTTAGTCGAAGGCTGGTGCAAAGCGGTACGCGAACGTGCCAACAGCGAGTTAAACGCAGGCCATCCGGTACCGGGTTACAAGCTGGTCATCGGTAAGCAAGGTAACCGGGCATGGAGCAGTGAAGAAACAGCCGAAGCCACCCTAAGCGCGATGCGCCTCAAAAAAGAGGAAATGTACAACTTCAAGCTAATCAGCCCGACACAGGCCGAAAAGCTGCTTAAGAAAGAAAGCCCGCGACGCTGGACGAAGCTGGAAGCGCTTATCTCCCGTGCCGATGGCAAACCCACTATCGCACCGGAAGCAGACCCCCGTCCGGCGCATATCGTCAACCCCGAAAACGATTTTGAAAACGTGGATGAAATCGAGTCCGCCGAATCCCTCATTTAAAGGTACCTACTCATGAAAGTTAAATTAGCTAACGTCCGTTTGGCCTTCCCTGACCTGTTCGAAGCAACGCAAGTTAACGGCCAAGGCGACCATAAATTCCGCGCCACGTTCCTGTTAACCCCGGATCACCCCGCCAATAAAGACATCGAAGCGGCAATTAAAAAGGTAGCCGCCGATAAGTGGGGAACCAAAGCCGAAGCGGTATTGAAAACGATTGTAGGCAACCCAATGCGCTACAACTACCGCTCCGGTGACGAGAAAGCCGACTATGACGGCTATCCGGGCAACATGTATATCGCCGCCAGCAACAAGGCCCGCCCGTTGGTTCTTGACCGCGATAAATCCCCACTGACCGCTGCCGATGGCCGCCCCTACTCCGGCTGCTTTGTTAACGCCACTATCACCATCTTTGCCTATGACAATCAGGGCAAGGGTATCTCGGCCTCTCTTGGCGGTGTTCAGTTCTTCAAAGATGGTGACGCCTTCGCCGGTGGCGGTGTCGCCTCCGAAGATGATTTCGACGAAATCACCGAAGGCGCTGACGCTGAATCATTGATCTAGAAATTCCATGCCCTGCTTTATGCGGGGCTTTTCACCTCCCTGCAGGAGTAACGCCAATGCTAACCACCACCCCCTTTAACCAAAATCTGGTGCATCTGAATAAAGGCACCTTAAACGATGAGTTGACGGAACATCTTGCCGAACTCGTCAAAGCCGTACGCGAAACAGGTAAAGCCGGTTCCCTTACGCTGACCTTGAAAATCAGCATGTTCAACAAGGCAAACGAGGATGTCGTGAAGATCTCCCCGGTTGTGGCCTGCAAGTTGCCAGAGGGTGAACGTGCCGAAACCATTATGTGGACTACCGCCGATGGCGATTTGTTGCGTAACGACCCGGCGCAGAACTTCACCGAGTTGAAGCAAGTGGAAGGCATCGACAACCAGCGCCGAACGTTACCTGAACAGGAAGCTACGCCGCTTCGCAAGGTTCAGTAATACCCCCATCACCCCGGCAAATGCTGGGGTTCTTTTTATCAGGTAGAAGGAAAGAACAATGACCGAAGTTAATTCGTTACTGGCACTCACCACCGCGCAAACAGTTTTAGAGGTGGCGGGAAATCCGCTGGTACAGGTGCCAGATGGCTACCGCGTTCAGGATCTGGAAGATTACTTACCTGCACCTCGCCGTATGCGCCAGCGAGTGGTTTTGTTGTCTGCCGCGAGCTTTATCGCTTACTGCGTCCGTTTCGCTAACGCCGGTACCACCATTTTAGCGGACAGCGAAAGCAACAGTTTACAAGCTGTTATCGACCATGCAGTGAACTCGGCAGAGCCAACGTGGAACGACCACCGTGCGAGCTATAGCTGCGAATTGTCGAAAGCGTGGAAGATTTGGCAGAAGTACGACGGCCAGACACTAGGACAGGAACAGTTTGCCGAACTGCTGGAAGACCGCGCCGCCGACGTTGTTAACCCAACCGGTGCGGAATTGCTGGAAATCGCTACCAAGTTCCAAGTTATCCGTAAAGCGATCTTCGGTTCCGCTATGCGTCTGGCTACTGGCGAATTCCAGTTCAACTACAGCGATGAGAATGAGAAAGGCACCATCGAAGTACCTGAGCTTATCACTCTCGGTCTGGCCCCGTTCCACAACGGCGAAAGCTACGAAGTGCAAGCCCGCCTCCGTTATCGCCTGCGTGAAGGCAAATTAACTTTTACTTTCAAACTGGTTAACCCTGAACGTGTGGTTGAAGACGCATTTAACTCCATCGTCGATAAAGTCAAAGAAGGTGTATCGGTAGCCCACGTTTTAGACGGCTATCCCATTGATTAGTTTAGTAAGTTAATTCTCCCCCGCCCCGCGCGGGGNNCGTTGCGCCTGCTCGTCAAAACACATCAATAGAAGGCTACGTTTATGCCCGAAAAACTCTGGTTCGACTCCGAAACATTTTGCGAGACACCCATTAAAAACGGTACTCATGCATATGCTGAACATGTGGAAGTAATGATCATCACCTACGCATTAAACGATGATCCGGTAAGTGAATGGGATATTACTAGCGGTGCCAAAATGCCAGAAGATTTAAAGGCATATCTGCAAGACCCATCGATAGAGATTTACGCTCAAAACTCCCATTTCGATAGAACCATGATGCGCCACGATATGCCCGCTGTCATTGCGGGGGGCGTTGAGCGCTGGCGAGATACAATGGTTAAAGCACTAGCCCACGGGCTTCCCGGAGGGCTAGGCGTTCTCTGCGAAATTCTCGGTATTAATCAGGATAAAGCAAAAGATAAGGAAGGTAAGGCGCTGATCCAATTGTTTTGTAAACCACGGCCTAAAAACTCCGCTATTCGTCGGGCTACTAGTAAGACGCACCCAGAAGAATGGAAACGCTTCCTAAAATACGCAGGCAATGATATCGAAGCGATGCGCGCGATAGATAAAAAACTGCCTGTCTGGAATTATCAGGGTAATGAGCTAGCACTCTGGCACTTTGATCAGCTAATAAATGATCGTGGCGTCCAGATGGATACTGTTCTTGCCGAAGCAGCGGTTACTGCGGTTGCAGATGAACAGAAACTTCTCGCTAAACGCACACAGAATCTTACGAGTAATGAGGTTCAAGCAGCCACGCAAAGGGATGCGCTATTACGGCATATCGTGGAATCATTTGGCGTCGATTTACCCGATATGCAAAAAAGCACATTAGAAAGACGTATTGCCGACCCTGAATTACCCAGCATTTTACGCGAACTGCTGGCGATACGTTTACAGGCCAGCACCACCAGTACCAGCAAATATAAGACCTTACTCAAAGGTGTGAGCAAAGACGGACGCTTGCGCGGCACTTTGCAATTCTGTGGGGCCAGCCGCACCGGACGTTGGGCGGGCCGCCTGTTCCAGCCGCAAAACCTCCCCCGTCCTGTTCTGGATCAAGAAACCATAGACACCGGTATCGAAGCGTTAAAAGCCGGATGTGCCGACCTGCTATTCGATAACGTAATGGAGCTAATCAGTTCAGCCCTGCGGGGTTGCATTGTCGCCCCCAAGGGTAAAAAGCTGGTTGTCTCTGACCTTTCCAACATCGAGGGCCGTGTTTTGGCATGGCTAGCAGGCGAAGAGTGGAAGCTACGGGCTTTCCGCGATTACGACACCATCATTGGCTATGACGAGGAAGGCGAAGCACTGCGCGAGGGGCCAGACCTATATAAGCTGGCCTACGCTCGGGCATTTAATATATCGCCGGATGATGTCGATAAACTCCAGCGCCAAATCGGTAAAGTGATGGAGTTGGGGCTAGGTTTTGGCGGTGGTGTCGCTGCGTTCCTGACCTTCGCCCTTGTGTACGGGCTTGATCTGGATGAGTTGGCAAAAGCAGCGTTACCAAACGTTCCCGCATCGATACAGCGTGAGGCTCAAAGCTGGTATCAAGTCTCTGTAAAACAAAAACGCACCTACGGCCTTTCGGAACAGGTATTTATCGCATGCGATTCACTAAAACGGATGTGGCGAAATGCCCATACGGAAACAGTTTCTTTCTGGAGTGAAATTGAAAATACCGTACGTCGCGCGGTCATTAACCCCAAACAAACGTTTGTCTGCCGCAGGTTGAAGATCCGCCGTGATGGTAGTTGGCTACGTATCCAACTGCCCTCTGGCCGTGCCGTTTGCTATCCCGGTATTCGTATCGACGAGGGTAAAATCAGCTATATGGGCGTCAACACCTACAGCCGCAAATGGCAACGCCTAAAAACCTACGGCGGTAAGTTGGCGGAAAACGTTACTCAGGCGGCGGCCCGCGATGTGATGGCAAACAACATGCCGTTAATCGAGGCCAGCGGCTACGAAATCACACTGACTGTACATGATGAAGTATTAACCGAAGCACCAGACACCGAGCAATTCACCCCCGATAAATTAAGCGAACTTCTCGCTACCTGTCCCGAATGGGCTCTAGACCTGCCGCTCTCTGCTGGCGGGTTCGAGGCTTACCACTACCGTAAGGACTAAACTCCACATTTTACCAAAGTTGGTTGCTGTTCTTACACTAATTATTTAATTTAAGGGGACGTTATAAAATGTTGGAACACACGGAAATGGCTTTAAAGTACCCACACCCATTGGATACATTTCATCAGTTTCTTACTGATTGTGGATTCATCATCACAAACCATGATGCCAGCGGTGGCAAAGAATGCTTTCGACTGTCTAACGGTTCAGTTGTCAATCTTTTCCCCACTGGCACCATTCAAATACAAGGGGTACCCGCTTCAAAACCTGAAGTTGAAGGTTTGATCGGCGAAAGGTTAGGGATAGCTCTTGTGCAAACAATGCTAGTGCAAACAGCGCAAGAACAGCCAAAGAAAATTTTCATTGTTCATGGGCACGATCATGCAGCAAAAGAACAACTTGAGCTAATTTTGCACAAGCTAGGACTTCCTGATCATTTTATTCTTCAAAATACAGGAGGTACCGGGCTAACTATTATTGAAGAGTTAGAACGAGAAATCGGTCAGGGACAAACCGGAACTCGATTCGGCATAGTATTGCTTACCCCTGATGACATGGGTTACTCGAAAAGAGACGGTGAAACAGGAGTGCAGCCCCGTGCACGGCAGAACGTTGTTCTCGAAATGGGTATGCTTTTGTCTTCATTAGGACGTAGTAACGTTGTTATCCTTCAAAAACAACATTTAGAGCAACCGTCCGATGCAAATGGCATCTTATACCTGAACTTTAACGAACACGTACGTGAAGTAGTCCCACGTCTTGTTCAACGTTTGCAACACTCAGGTTTTGAATTTACGCAAACACAATTGGCAAACGCTTCCTCATAAATCAAATCACTTTCTCATTAAAAACTATAACCCTGCATATGCAGGGTTATTTATTTTGAGGCCAACCATTATGTCATTTAAAAATCATGACAGCCCGCTCTACTATCGGGCTGCGCGCGAGGCTGCGCAAATTGAACGCGAAGGCGATTACCGACGGGCCGCCAAGGTCTGGACAAAAGCCAGCCGTTTATCACGCAATGGCGTTAATCAGGAGTGGAGCGAAAACCGCTCCGATTTCTGCATCATGCAGATTGCTCGCGAGAAATTCAAAGAAGGTGCAGCTAATGGCCTACATTCGTGAAGACTCGATAGAGACTCACCTCGTCAAAGCGGTGAAGAAAGCCGGGGGAATAGCCTACAAATTCATTTCCCCCGGCCGACGTTCAGTACCGGATCGGCTTGTGCTTCTGCCTGATGGCAAAGTGATTTTTGTTGAATGCAAAGCGCCTGGCGAAAAACCTACTGCTGCACAACTTAGAGAGCATGAAAAAATACGCGCGTTAGGTTTTACTGTGCGCGTTTTAGACTCTAAAAGTCTGGAGGGGATATTAAGAGGTGGCGACTAGCGCCACTATTCATCATGGTTTTTTGGGCGGAGGAGATACCGGTCGAACTTGCTGCTGTTGCTGCTGTCGCTGCTGCTGCTGTTGTTGCTGCTGCTGCGATGGCGGTTGGTAGCCATACTTATTTAAGTCCCCACCTCCGGTAGCAATCATCCCTTTAGGTTGGTAACCATTTGTTGCCAGTTTTCCTGAAGGCTGGTAACCATCATATACAAGTACTGTTTTGGCTTTAATTTCCTTACTAGACATTCTATCTCCTAATCGTTTTGTTCTTCTTGTTGAGGGAACATTTTGAAAAACTCCACTGATAATATATCAGAAGAAAGTATTAAAATACCGAGTGAATCAGATCTCATCCTCTCAAAACCACCATCGGTATTCAATTCCCAGTGCTCGCTTAAGTAAAGCTGCTCAGGTTCGGGATTACTTGATGCGAAGGCATTAGCTCTATAAGCACCTCCGATTTTCGTGCCATTGTTGAGCGTAACAATCACCCAGCAATCCTGACTCTGCCTAAAATAATAGTCCCAAGCACGCCCAGTTGGATGAGGTAATTTCGCTTTCAATAAATCAGAGGTTCTTAACAAATATAACAGAATAGGAAGAATCATCGGAAATATTAGAAATACAAAAAGATAAAAAATATAATAAAGAATTGGTGACGAAGAATAAACCGCTCCTTTTTCGACTAAAAAAATAGGGATAAATAAAACCGCATAGTTAATACAACTGTACGCCACAGCATCAATTATTAACTTTGAAGACTCCTTAGATACCGACACTTGAAGAATTTCATAAACCTTCAAACTGATAAATCCGGGGATAACAAACATTATAAAGATAAATATTTTACTGTATTCCCAGATATCCATACCCCTACCGCCTGAATATATTAATCATATTTAATGGCAAGGATACACTCACCCGGTGACGATCATGAAACACTTTGTTCCCCACGAGTACCAAAACCAAATAATCCTCCACGAAATAGACGCCCCCCGCTCAAATGTTTGGGCTGGTATGGGGATGGGTAAAACCGTGGCGACACTTACCAGCCTTGAAGATCTGTTTATGTCAGGCAGCGAAACAAAACCGGCGTTAGTTCTCGCACCTTTGCGTGTTGCTCGGTCCACGTGGCCGGATGAGGTGGATAAGTGGGATCACCTGCGCAATATCGAAATGCAACCGGTGGTCGGTACCGCGCAGGAACGTTTAGCCGCACTGCGCAATTCTAACGCCAGCGTGTTCACCACCAATTACGACAACCTCGTTTGGCTGATAGAAACCCTCAACGGAGAATGGCCGTTCGGTACTGTCATTGCGGATGAAAGTACCCGCCTTAAATCCTTTCGTCTGCGCAAAGGCGGTAAGCGTGCGGCGGCACTGGCGAAGGTTGCACACAGATCAGGCCGTTGGGTGAACCTCTCCGGTACCCCCGCGCCAAATGGCTTACAGGACTTGTGGGGGCAAGCGTGGTTTCTGGATAAAGGCCAGCGACTAGGCCGAACATTCAGCGCGTTTACTGACCGCTGGTTTAATCGTATTCCGATCGGCACCACTGGTTTTAATAAAATCGAACCACGAGAGTGCGCACAGCAACAAATGCAAGACGCTCTGCGCGATGTGACTATCTCCCTTGATGCTGCTGACTGGTTCGACATTGACGAGCCAATCCATAGCGTGGTGCGCGTTGGCCTTAGTCCTAAAGCCCGCAGCCAGTATAAAGAAATGGAAAAAGAGATGTTTTTGCAGATTGGCGACCACGATATCGAAGCCATGAACGCAGCGTCTAAAACAATTAAGTGTTTACAGCTTGCCAGCGGCGCTATCTATACCGATGAGGCGGGCAACTGGACGGAGATACACGACGCCAAGCTACAAGCGCTGGAAAGTATCGTTGCAGAGGCCAGTGGTATGCCGGTTCTCGTCGCTTACCATTTCAAAAGCGACTTAGCCCGTCTGTTAAAAGCCTTTCCCAAAGGCCGCCATCTGGACGCAGACCCACAGACGCAGCGCGATTGGAACGCAGGGTTAATACCCGTGCTATTCGCCCACCCCGCCAGCGCAGGCCACGGCCTTAATTTGCAGGACGGCGGCAACATTCTGGCGTTCTTCTCCCACTGGTGGGATCTGGAACAATATCAGCAAATCATTGAGCGTATCGGCCCCACACGGCAAGCACAGGCAGGCCACAAACGCCCGGTATGGATTTATCACATTATCGCCGAGGACACCGTGGACGAGCTGGTAAAAGAACGGCGGGATTCAAAACGCGAAGTACAAGACATCTTACTTGAGGCCATGAAAAAGAGGGGCTTACGATGATCACATGCGAACTGTTAACCATCGCGCGAGTAGAACGAGCAGTGGGGTACGACCGTACAACCATCTATTTACGTATCAAAGAAGGCACATTCCCAAAACCGATAAAAGACGGGCGTAATTCCCGCTGGACTTCAACCGAGATTCAGGAATGGATTAATAACCTTATAGCGGAGAATCAGAAACAAGCAGGCCAGTAA